AGCTCGAAAGCTTATTGGTACATGTCCCTAACTGACTCTTTATGTAGAGGAGTTAAGAAAGGTGCACCTCGATCTTCAGACGTTGACTGCTTAATTAACGAACTTGAGACTTTCGTACTTTTCACGGATGAGGCTAAGCCTATCCCTGCAGAGCAAGAATTCTCTTCTTCTTTTATTGAGTCAGAAATTGTCCGAAGTGTTAAGGAAATCATCGGGGATGATTCCTTCTTTCCTACGTTTGGCCACTGTCCCAGCTTTTCGAGCTGCGTGACGAACACTTTACGTAAAGGAGGACATGTCAAGGAAGTTAAAAACTTCGTGAAGCAACAGATGACACAAATCTGTAAAGTCACACCTAAAATAGGTATGGCTTACGAACCTGCGCCAAAGAAGCACTTCAATCCATTTGAAGATATTCCAGACCCTATTGTTAATAAGGCTTTTGACACTGAAGACGCCCATAAAGGCGTTGATGAGTTAGGAGATAGACTTAGCATAAGGTACCTTGAGATCGATAATACAGAAGCAATAGGCTCTGATATTGATCCTGAGGAACTGTCTGCAACATGTCTCCAATATGAGTCGATGATTGAACCAAAAGGCCTCAAAGAAGCCCTAAAGGTTAGAGGAATCACGACATGTGACGCATTGGAATCTTGGTTACTGAAACCGCTGCAAAAGTTTCTTTCGAAACAACTATTAAAACACAATGTTTTTAGAGTTACGGGGAAGCCTCTTAATGCAAAAGACCTTGAAGATGTAATCTCTTGGTTGGGTCCTGACGAGAAATTTGTTTCCGGGGACTACGATAATGCTACAAATAATATGTTTGCTAAGTATACACGTATTGCAATAACTGCAGTTTGTGACCATTTACAACTTTCTGAGAATTATAGGAAAGTTGCTATTCGATCATTATGTGACAATATTGTCAACTATAGAACAAAGTTCACAGTGGATGGATTCAGTCATATCTTAAATCTTTCGTATCCTCAATATGAGGCACAACCGATGGGAAAGATACTTTCGTTCACCATTCTGTGTATAATAAATTTTTCCGTCTGCAGAGCAGCGGTGGAAAGGGACCGTAACGCACAGGTTCCAATCTTTCGATTTCCAGGGCTCATCAATGGAGATGATTGTTGTTTTCCGATTAAAAACTTTGATCTTTGGGTCAAGGCAAGCGAGCAAGTAGGTCTTTTCAACTCAATAGGAAAGACCTTTTATTCTAGAGATTTCATAGAAATGAATTCTAGAACCTTTATGCTAGCTAGATATAACCAAGTCAGTTACGACTTACAAGACAACGAGAGTCCTCACATAAACTTAAATCTCCCAATTCCAGACACCAAAATCCTACTTAACCTAAGGTTTGCTGAAGTTTTCTTTATAAACTTCGGTTTACTCAAAGGTATGGTAAGATCCGCTGGTGAAGAAACAGAGAAAGTTAAGAAGATAGCTGGGAAAGTCGTCGAATCAAAGAGGGCAATAGTAGAAGCCACATCAAGGATGGGCTGGTGCCATACAGAACTAGTTAAAGGTTTCGATTTTATTTATGACGAACTTGATTATTTATTCAAGTCTTATCATAATAAATATCTCATGAAACCAGAACTTAATGGTATCCCCTACTATATTCCTTATTGGTTAGGTGGTTTAGGACTTAATCCTGGGCCCGACCCAACTCGGAAGATTACACCCGAACAACGAAAAATTTGTTCCTATATCTTTCAACGATATGATAAACTAAAAATACAAAGTGTATGTCTTGCTAAGACATGTTTGATCAATTCCACGATTGAACGTTGTCTAAATAACGAGATGAAACTACACGGGATCGAAGACATACCAGCTTTTACGAAGCTGGAGGGTCAAGATCTCGAACAGTATGACTTAGAGGAATCAAATCAGAAAGTTTATAATGACCTTCTTGAAAAGGTTTGGAGGAATCTAGATATAAACCAATTCTTCAACGATATAGATGAAGATTTCTTACGTCAGTCTGAAAAGACAGGGGCGAAGAAACTTTTCCACAATGCGGACATTTGGAAAAGGGGTTTTGACAAAATTTCTAGAAAACCTGAGAAATTTCGAGAGTTAGAATGGTACAAAATATGGCATCAAAAACAAATAGGATTTAAGCCTATAGTAGCAACAGATCATTCTCAGATGAATGAAGTCGTGGTAAAGACTATACTAAGACAACACAATATTTTCACGTTTTGAATCTAGTGAAAATATGCCCATTTTAAAGGCGGGCTATATACAGAAAAGAACACTTGGATGGTCAGATTAGAACCTGACCAGGGTGTTCCTTATATATGTTGTAAATATAAACTTTAGTAGATTGTTACTACTCAATTTTGTAAAGGG